ATTGGTTACGCCGGTCCGTCATTGGGTTACGCCCGCAACCAACAAATTCCCTGAGGATTCATCATGGCGACTCTTCGCTCTGATGTCATCATCCCCGAGATTTTTACTCCGTATGTGATCGAGCAATCGACGCAGCGGAACCAGTTTCTTGCCAGCGGCGTTGTGCAGCCCATGGCGGAACTGAATGCAACCGAGGGTGGTGACTTCGTTAACGTGCCTTTCTGGAAGGCAAACCTGTCTGGCGATTTTGAGGTGCTGTCTGACAGCTCTTCTCTGACCCCCGGCAAAATCACTGCTGACAAGCAAGTTGGCGTGATCCTGCACCGTGGCCGCGCCTTTGAGGCCCGTGACCTTGCTGCTCTGGCTGCAGGTTCCGACCCCATGGCTGCCATCGGTCAAAAGGTTGGTGAATACGTTGCCAACCAACAGCAGGCCGACCTGTACAAGTGTCTTGAAGGTGTGTTCGGCAGCCTGACCGGCTCTGACTCCCCTGCCTTTGACGCTCTGCGCTTTGACACCAGCGGCGCTACTGCTCTCGGCCCCCGTCAGGTGGCTAAGGCTCGTGCTCTGCTGGGCGATCAAGGCGACAAGCTGACCGCTGTGGCCATGCACTCGGCTTGCTACTACGACCTCGTGGAGCGCAAGGCGATTGACTACGTGACCAACACGGAAGCCCGCCTGAGCACCCTGGCAACTGGCGCTAGCACCATCAACGCTGTTGGCGGTTCTGTGGCTGCTGCCTACGGCGACGTGAGCGTTCCGACCTACATGGGTCTGCGCGTGATCGTGTCTGACGACATCACCAACAGCGCTGGCAACTACGCCTGCTATTTCTTCACTGCTGGCGCTATCGCCTCCGGTGAGCAGGCTGCCATGCGGACTGAAACCGACCGCGACATCCTCGCCAAGTCGGATGCCATGTCGCTGGACATGCACTACATCTACCACCCTGTTGGTGCTAAGTGGGCCGTGACCACCACGAACCCCACCCGTGCTCAGCTCGCAACTGTGGGCAACTGGAGCAAGGTGTACGAAACCAAGAACATTGGAATCGTAAGGGCCACAATTACCAGCAATTTTGATTAATTGGAGTGATTAATCATGGCTTCTCAATTTGAAGTTTCTGCTGGTAAGGCACTTGGCTACACCTCCGGTCTCGGCGGTGCTGTCACTCAGGCCACCAGCAAGTCCACTGGTGTCACGCTGAACAAGCCCTGTGGCTCCATCACCATGCACAACGCTTCGCTTGCGGGCGATGCTGAGGTGTCCTTCACTGTGACCAACAGCGAAGTGGCCGCTACTGACGTGGTGAACGTGTCCGTAAAGTCTGGTGCTACCACTGGTAAGTACCTGCCTTTCGTGACCGCTACTGCCGCTGGCAGCTTCGAGATCACTGTTTCCAACGTCGGTTCTACCGCTGGTGAAGCTGTGGTGCTCAACTTTGCCGTGCTCAAGTCGGCGGCTGACTGATCCAAATGGGTCTTTTCGCTTTCCGGCGACTGCGTGAAATGGAGGCTCTGGCTTCGGCTGGGGCCTCTTTTCCTATTGCAGAGCCCACACCTAAACTTGAAGTAACAGAAGAACTGCCGCTGTCTACCGATGGCAATAACAATCGACGCAACGGTGGGCGGCGCAAACGCCAACTCCTACCTGACGCTGGCAGCAGCGGAACTGATCATTGAAGGTTTCGTTCAGGACGACGACGTAACGGCTTGGGCTACTGCCACGACGGATCAAAAAAATCGGGCGCTGTATACGGCAACTCAGCGTCTAGATCGTGAACGGTTCCTTGGCGCACGCGCTACCGACACCCAAGCCCTGCAATGGCCGCGTACTGGTGTCCGCAAGCCTGACACCTATATCAACACCTACGCCGTCGGCTTCCCGTTCCGCATCACCACGGACTATTACACCGACACGGAAATTCCCGATCAGATCAAAAAAGCCCAGTGCGTGCTGGCCACCTATCTGAACAACAACAAAGATGGGATGGGCTTGAGCGGGATGGAGGATTACAAGTCGGTCACTATCGGCAGCCTGAGCGTGGTTAACGCTGGTGCTAGTGCATCGGCTACCGGTGCTGATCGCCTCCCGCCGATCTATGAAAGATATTTGACTGGACTTAGAATCAGTGGACCTGGCAACTTTGCCATTCGCCGTAGCTGACCATGGCCGACAACGACGCCTACAACATTGGCTTTGAATACATCAGCGACACTGCGGCCCATACCGGTCGGTTCTGGAAGCTGTATGCCGTGGCCGACGCCGTGATCAGCACTGCAACGATCCAAAATGCCAGCGGCAATACCTTTAGCTCCGTTCCTTTGGGCAAGGGTGATCAGATCGAGGGCGTGTTTACCAGCGTGACGCTGGCTAGTGGCAAAGTCATCGCCTACAAAATCTGATGTACTACGTCCTTCCCGGTGGCGGCGGTGCTACCCCTAGAGGTGGTTTTAATATTCCGTCGCACGATTACATCGTGAACACCTACGACGGCGCCAACAACCTTTTGACGGCAACATATAAGCGTGGCGGTTCTAGTGGCAAAGTGGTGGCAACACTCACGATGACTTATGACGGAAACAATAATCTTTTGACCGTAACTCGGAGCTGAGCAATGGCTTTTAAGCTCAATCCATTTACCAGTCAGCTTGATACCGTACGCAATCAAATGCTGTGGGGGTCGTTTTATGACACCACGGATCAGGTTGCAACGGCGGCAAATACTGATTATTCCATCGGTATCAATACAACAGACCCAGACAGCCGTGGGATCAGCATTGTTTCTGGTTCGCGGATTACCTTTTCTCGCGCTGGCGTTTACAGCATTACTTATTCAGCTCAATTTACAAATTCAGACTCGCAAATTCATGACATTAACGTTTGGCTGCGTAAAAACGACAGCGGCTCTAGCGGCAACGTAACGGCATCTGATAGTAAATTCAGCATCATTGCAAGCCACGGCGGCGTTGATGGCAACGTAATTGGCTGCGTAAATTATGTGCTTAAGCTTGCCGCCGATGATTATCTTGAATTGATTTGGTCAACAACTAACGTGGCGGCCAGTCTCCAGTCTTTACCTGCTGCCACTTCAGGCCCCGCTCATCCTTCCGTGCCTTGCATTATTGTCACGGCTGTTCAGGTCGCCTAATCTGTTTTCATGGCACTTGCAACCTCGCTTCGTAAAACTGCCAGTAAGGTCATTAACCGTTTTGGCGGGGACGTGACCATTCGTTTTGTTACACCAGGAGCCTATAACTCAACTACTGGTGTCATTACCGAAACCACCACTGATACTGGCATCAAGGGCGTTTTAGAAGATGTAAATATCCGCGAAGTCAACGAATTGGTGCAGGCTGGCGATAAACGCTTGATTGTTGCCGCATTGGATTTGAATGGCACTGTCCCGACCACGATTGATCGAGTAGTCATCAATAACATCGTCCATCAGATCATCCGCATTCAAACAATCGAACAGGACAATACGGCGATTACCTACGAAATAATCTTAAGAGCATGACGCGCAACGTACCCATAAGCCAAATTGGCAATTACATGGGCGATCAACTTGAGGTTTTGTTGCGTGCGACCATCCTTGAAACTGATAGTAGGTTGAAGCTGCAAAGCCCAGTTGATACCGGGCGATTTCGTGCTAGCTGGCAGATTGGTGAAAATGCAGCGGACAGCACGCCTGTACCTGAAGGTAGTTACAGCACTGCCGTAACACCACCGAAGGGCGATAACGATCAGGCGGGGCAAGAAAAACTTGGCAACTATTACAGCATCCACAACAATCTTCCTTATGCTGAATCGTTGGCTCAAGGCAGCAGCAAACAGGCGCCTGCGGGTTGGGTAGATCGCACCGCTCGTGAAATGCAACGGTTTGTTGATGCAAACTGGGAACGTATTAAGAGGCAGGGCTAATGGCTGCAATCAACCTAAACACCGTTCGTGCCACGATTGAAAGCAGGCTTGCAACTGAGCTTGCGTTATCTCCAGTTATTCCAGTTGTATTCCACAACCAACCCTATGTGCCAACCCCAAATAGTTCGTGGGTGCAGTGCTTGGTTAGTTTTGGCGCTAATGAATATCTGACCCTAGGCGGCACGACCGGCAGTAGTAATAGCGTTATTGGTATTATTGCCATCAATATTTTTACTCCGCTTGGCGTTGGACCTGGCGCGAACCTGACGATTGGTAAACGGATTCGAGACCTTTACAATAGGCAAGTGGTATCAGGGGTTCACTTTGATCCACCAATCGGACCCGAGGTAGTGGCTTCGCCAGCGCCAGAGGGTTTCTTTCAAACTCAGGTCAGATTGACCTTTGAAACCTTCGAGGATCTTTAACCATGGCTTTCTACCGAGGGCAGCAAGGCAGCGTTAAGTTTGACGATGCAGGCGCCACAGCCGCGACTATCACCAGCACTCGTGCATGGTCGTTGACCGTCGAGAAGGAATCGCTGGATACCACTGCACTGGGTGCCACCTACCGTGCAAATGTTGGTGGTTTGATCAGCGGCAGCGGCACCTGTGAACTGCTCTATACCGCTAGCAGCGCCGATGAAACTAATGCGTTCATCGAGATGGTGAACTCTGCCAATGATGAAGGCGCCGCTTTGTTTGAGCTGTATCTCGATACCACCGGCACCAAAAAGATCAGCTTTGATGGTGTAATCACCTCTGCTGAATACTCGGCTACCGTGGGTGAAATCGAAGTGATCACCGTCAGCTTCGTAACCAACGGCGCTATCACCCTGGACATCTGATCATGGCTTTTTATCGCGGCCAACAAGGCACCGTCTTTTTTGACAAAGCTGGCAGCGGTGGTCTTTCTGAGATTGCCGCCGTGCGTTCCTGGTCTATGACCGTGGAAAAGGAGTCGTATGACGCCACTGTTCATGGTGCAACCTATCGCGCCAATGTTGGTGGTCTGATCAGCGGCTCTGGCACCATCGAGGTGATGTATGACGCGCCGGGCTCTGGTGACAAGCTTGATCTGATCAAGGATGTGAATCAAACCACCGACGAAGCCGATGCAGCCGTTGAGCTGTACCTCGACGAAACTGGTGGCAAGAAGATCACCGGCACCATTGTGGTGACGAGCACTGAGTATTCCGCTACGGTTGGCGAGATCGAGATTGTCACGATCAGCTTCGTATCCAGCGGTACTCTTACTCTGTCTATCTGATGCCTGCATCGCAACGCCCTGTTGACTTGCTCACCGGGGCTTTTGATCTCAACCAACGCCGTAAGTTCAGCATTAAAAACGATGCTGGCGTTGTGGTGCTCGACCTTTATTTCAAGCCTATTACCCGTTCTGACCGTAAGCGTGCAACAACGCTGGCAGGCTCTGACGAAGCGCTTGAGATCAGCACGCAGATGCTGTGCCAGATGGCAGAGCTTGAGGATGGTACTAAGGCTTTTGCTGCTGCTGACGCGGCCAAGCTGCAACGCGAGCTGCCAGAGCGTGTGCTAAACGAGCTTGAGCTGTTCCTGTTTGGAATCGGGAATGAGGAAGGTCTAGAGGAAGCAAAAAAAGACTGAGCCAGGATAGTTGGCTCTTTTTTGAGTTCTTCCTGGCAACTGAACTTGGCATGACGGTCAGCCGGTTACGCACTGAGCTGACTGATGCTGAGTTTGTTCATTTTGCGGCCTACCACGAACTTAAGGGCGAACGAGAAAAGGAGGCGATGGACAAGGCAAAGCGTCGATAGAATGACGTTATGGCAGTCTCCAACGTCGAACTAAGGGTTGATTCGCGCCAGGCGGTCAATGCCTTGCAGCAGGTCAATCGTGCATCTGCACAGACCGATTCGGCCATTGGAAAACTTCAAGGCACGATTGGCAAATTAGCTGGTTCATTTGCGGCGGTACAGGCTGCCAAGTTTGTATTTGTCAAAACTGCTGAAATTGAAAGCCAGACGCGCAGCCTTCAGGTTTTAACGGGCAGTGTTCAGCAAGCAAAGCAGATTATTCAGGAGCTGCAACAGTTAGGTGCTGTCACTCCATTTACTAGCAGCGAGCTGATTGATTCAGCAAAACGTCTGCAGGCTTTTGGCGTTGAGAGCAATAAGGTTGTTGAAGTCACAAAACGACTTGCTGATGCATCGGGTGCTACTGGCGCTGAACTTCAGGGCCTTGTTACTGCTTATGGACAGGTTGTAGCCAAGGGCAGATTGCAGGGTGAAGAGCTTCTGCAATTCCAAGAGCGTGGCGTAGGACTGCAGCAAGAGCTGCAAAAGATGTATCAGCTCAGTGGTCAGGAGCTGCAGGACGCTTTAAGCAAAGGGCGCATCAGTGCGGAAGCGGTAGAGGTTGCTTTTGAACGTTTAACTAGCACTGGCGGCAAATATGCCAATGGTGCAATCGCGCAAAGCGATACGTTAAACGGCAAGCTGTCAACACTGCAGGATGGAGTCGATGCGTTAGCTCGTCGGATTGGGCAAGCATTAACGCCTGCACTAAAGGCAATTTTTAATCAGGCTATCGCCGTTGTTGACGCAATCAACGCTGCATTGGCGGCAGGTCGTGGTGGCGGGTTTACTAGAAGCGTTTTTGGTGCGCGTCAGTTTTTGAATGCACGTGCCACTTCACAAGCGGTTGACAACATTGCTAAAGGTATAAGTCAGGTAAGTGGGCAACAAAACAAAACAGGGATTCAACAAAATCTACAAGCGCTTCAGCAATATCAACGTTTACTGCAAAGCATCGGTCCAGACGATCCGAATGCAAACCGCGCTGTTCAGTTGCAAGGCGTAATTCTCAACAAAATCCAGCAAAATGTAGCAGCGCAAAAGCAGCTAAACCAGCAAACTTCTAGGAGCGCAAATCTTTTTAAGATTCCTGAATTGCTAGGCGGGACTGGCGGCAAAGGTGGCAAAAAAGGCAAATCAGACGCAGAGCGCGAAGCTGAGCGTGCAGCCAAAGCAGCGGCAGAAGAGCAGAAGCGTGTAGCCGAACTTGTACGCGACCGCATGTTTGAGGCTGAAGTCCTTAAGACTAAATCTGAGCTGCAAGACAAAATTACTGCAGCCGAAACAGCAGGCGACGCAATGCTTGTAGCCCGATTAAAGGGCACAGAGCGTGAAATTGAAATTCAATCACGTTATGCGGTAGAACTTGCAAAAGAAACAAATGCACGCGCTCAGCAAGCAATCATTTACAAAGGACAGGTTGAGCTTGTTGCTAATCAGCGGGATGTTCAACGTGAGCTGAACGAACTGCAGCGCAAAGCAAATCAAGATAACTTCAACGCATTGCAAAAACATATTGAGCAGCAATATCAGCTAAACACGGGCGTTCAGCAACAGCTCACCTTCGCGGAAAGCTTGGCGGGTACTCTTGGCCAAAGCATGACTTCTGCTTTTGATGCGTTGATTACAGGCGCCGATAATTGGGGTGAAAGCCTGAAACAGATCGCTTCCGGTGCTCTAGTTGATATTGCCAAGCAGTTGGTAAAAATCTTCATCATTGAGCAGGCAATTCAAGGCATCAAAAACTTCCTGACTCCATTCAGTAGCGCAACACCGCTTGGTGCAGGTGGTGGGATGATTGGCAAGTTTGGAACGCTTGGCCCTAACTACGGCATCCCTCAGCGTGCAATGGGTGGCAGCGTTCGTGCCGGTCAGCCCTATCTAGTTGGCGAGCGTGGTCCCGAGCTGTTCATGCCGGGTCGCAGCGGTGGCATTGCACCTACAGGTAGCTTCGGCGGAAGCGCCAATATCGTCGTCAATGTCGATGCGACAGGCAGCAACGTACAAGGTAACGATCAATCTGGCAGGCAGCTAGGTGCTGTTATTGGTGCTGCTGTGCAGGCAGAATTGATCAAGCAGAAGCGCCCTGGAGGCTTGCTCGCATAATGGCTACTTTCCCTGCGATCACGCCTGCCTACGGCGCTCAAAAGACCAGCCGACCGCGTATCCGTACAGCGCAGTTTGGCGATGGTTATGAGCAACGCACGAGCTTTGGTATCAATCAAAATCCCAAAGAATGGTCGTTGACGTGGAACAACATCACCGAGGCAAATGCCGATTCGATTGAGACATTTTTAGATGCACGAGCAGCCGATGGCGCATCGTTTGATTGGACACCACCAGCAGAAGCTACGGCATATAAATGGGTTTGCACTGAATGGGACAAGCAGATCAACTACACAGGACGCGCAACGATTACTGCCACTTTCCGCCAGGTGTATGAAGCATGACCGTCCCGCAGTCAATCCAAGAGCAGCTACAGCTACTCAACCCATCAGCAATCATTGAGCTGTTTGAGTTGCAGCTAACCGAATTGGTGAATGGCGTTGATTTGACGCTGTATTACCACGCTGGCAAGAACGAACTGACTAGTGACATTGTTTTTGGCGGGACAACTTACAGCGCCTATCCGATTGAGGTTGATGGCTTTGAGCTGACTTCAAAGGGTACGTTGCCGCGCCCCACGATGCGCGTATCCAACATCGCTGGAACCATCACCTCAATCCTGCTGCTGTATAACGTCCTCAACGCCAAATTGACGCGGATTCGTACCTGCAAGAAATTCCTTGATGCTGTCAACTTCACTGGTGGCACCAACCCGACTGCAGATCCAACTGCCAAGTTCACCGATGAGGTTTGGTACGTCGACCGCATCAGCAG